ACCACTATAGTTAATATCAGTACCATTGAGATTAGTTACTGTTCCAGTAGTACTGTTCAGTGTAGCAATAGTACCAACACCACTATAGTTAATATCAGTACCATTGAGATTAGTTACTGTTCCTGTAGTGCTGTTTAGTGTAACAACAGTGCCAATACCAGTATAATTGATATTAGTTCCATTTAAGTTGGTTACAGTACCAATACCACTGTAGTTAATATCAGTACCACTAAGATTAGTTACCGTTCCTTCGGTGCTGTTTAGAGTGGTAAAAGTACTAATACCAGTATAATTAATATCTGTTCCTGTTAGAGTTGTGATGAATCCAGTAGTACTGTTCAAAGTTGTAACAGTACCTACTCCGGTTACATTAAGATCTTGAGTGTTTAGAGTACCATAAACAGTTGCACCAATTCCAGAGGTTTCAAATACTTTTAAATTGTCATAATAAAGTGAAATCGAACCATCCGCAGTAAAAGTAGCAAGAGTTTTATTTCCCGTATCATCATAGAAAAGATGTGAGCTAGCTCTATGATAAGTGTTGGAAGCATCAATAAAGAGATTTCCAACTCCAATATCGCGAATAAAACTATTGCCCCCATCGTGATAAATTCTTAAATCATTGCCGTCACCAAAGTAAACACTCTTGCCATCAGTAATTTTTACATCACCATGGAATGTGGAAACACCAGAAACACTTAATTGTTTGGTGAATAATGTTGGTCCAGCAACTGTTGTAATACCAGCAAAAGTGGAGAGACCAGAAACATTGATATTAGTCGAATTTAAATTATCAATCGTAGAGTTTGTACTATTGAAAGTCGCAATAGTACCAATACCACTATAGTTGATATTAGTTCCATTGAGATTGGTTACTGTTCCTGCAGTACTATTCAGTGTAACAACAGTGCCAATACCAGTATAATTGATATTAGTTCCATTTAAGTTGGTTACAGTACCAATACCACTATAGTTAATATCTGTTCCTATTAAAGTTGTAACAGAACCAGTAGTACTGTTTAAAGTTGCAATAGTACCAATACCAGTATAATTGATATCAATACCACCAAGATTGGTTATAGTACCAATACCAGTATAATCAATATTTGTACCACTAAGGTTGGTTACTGTTCCTGTAGTGCTGTTTAAAGTCGCAATCGTACCAATACCAGCATAATTGGCATTTATACCACCAAGATTGGTTATAGTACCAATGCCATTATAATTTACATTCGTACCACTTAGGTTAGTTACGGTTCCAGTAGTACTATTAAGAGTTGCAATAGTACCAATACCACTATAATTGATATTAGTTCCATTGAGATTGGTTACTGTTCCTGTAGTACTATTCAGTGTTGCAATAGTACCAATACCAGTATAATTAACATTTGTGCCACTAAGGTTAGTTACTGCCCCTGTAGTACTATTAAGAGTTGCAATAGTACCAATGCCATTATAATTTACATTCGTACCACTTAGGTTAGTTACGGTCCCAGTAGTGCTATTCAGTGTAGTAATAGTACCAATACCACTGTAGTTAATATCAGTGCCGCTGAGATTAGTTACTGCTCCAGTAGTACTATTCAATGTTGCAATAGTGCCAACACCAGTATAATTGATATTAGTTCCATTTAGGTTAACTACAGTACCGACACCGCTGTAGTTAATATCAGTACCACTAAGATCAGTTACTGTTCCAGTAGTACTATTAAGAGTTGCAATAGTACCAATACCACTATAATTGATATTAGTACCATTGAGGTTAGTTACCGTTCCGTTGGTACTATTCAGAGTGACAATAGTACCAACACCACTGTAGTTAATATCAGTACCACTAAGATTAGTTACTGTTCCTGTGGTGCTGTTTAAAGTTATAATGGTGCTTATGCCAGAAGCATTAATATTTCTTACGACTGCTAAATCACTTTCAGTGAATTGAACAGCACCTGCCGCTAATCTGGTTCCATATGGGAATTGTGTACTGCCAATACCTACAGCATAGTTTATCAACCAAGCATCAGTTCCGAGTCCAGCAAACTCACCTGCCTTGAACCACATAATTTTCTTATATGTGGCAGGATTTGTTTCGATACCAGCGATGAATAACTGAACTAATGGAGTTCCTTCTGTTGATGCGACTGCAACGCCACCATGATTTGCCGTATTATCATTTGAAACATCATTGCCAAGTGCATCAGTTCTAAATCCAAGAACAATGTCTGGGTCGAATACATTTAATGATTGTGAAAAGATTGCTGCAGATGTTCCCCCAATTGTAATATTACCCGTTACACTTAAATCGCGATTGACAAATAAATCTCGCGTAACTGTTACATCTTGTGGAGCAGTAAATTGATTTGGGATGCTTAATACTGGTGAAGAACTCTCTCCAGTTCCGCTGGTAACTGTAATTTGATTTGCAGTTCCGGAAATTGTTTGGACATAATCCCCAGTTGTATCAGTTCCTAATCCAACACTATTTGGTTGAATTGTTGCTGCTAATGATACATTGCCGGTTCCATCAAAACTAATTGCAGATGCAACAATATCTCCGGTAATTTCAAATGTTCTTGAGTTTTGAAGAGCAGTTGCTGTAGATGCATTACCTTGAAGAGATCCTGAAAATGTTGTAGCGGTAATTATTCCCGCATTAAAATTGCCAGACGAATCTCTTGCTACTATTGATGAAGAAGTGTTATCGCTTGTAGCATTAGAAGTTACCGTAAATGTTGTATTATTACTTTGATTAGCAGTAAAAGTTTGTGATCCAGACAACCCAATGCCAGATGTTTGTAGAGTAAGCGTTCCATCACCAACAATAATTGAACTGGTAGTTACTCCAGTAACTAAACCTTTTGCATTGACAGTGATGCTTGGAATTGAAGTTTGGGAACCAAAAGTTCCAACATTATTATTAACTGTTGCAAGAGTAGTTACAGTATTATCTGAAGTTACATCGCCAGTTAAATTTGGAATATTAGTTGTAGATGTTGCAGTTCCGCTAAAACTTGATGCCGTTACTACACCAACAACTGATACTCCACTACCAACATTTAAACTATTTGTAATATTAACTGATGGTGTGGTTGTTGAACCGAAATCAAGTGCCTTATGTCCGGATGTGTTATTGATTGTACCTACACCAATAGTTCCCTGAAATGCTACATTTCCAGTTCCGCTATAGATGTAGAATGAATTAGTTCCATCCGCTGCTTGGATATATCCACTACTTGGGTGGAAAGATGATGCAGTTATGATTCCAGAATAATTTGCACTTGTACCGCTAAGGTTAGTTACTGTTCCTGTAGTGCTGTTTAAAGTCGCAATAGTACCAATACCATTGTAATTGATATTAGTACCACTGATATTGGTTAAATTTGCTGTAGTGCCGTTTAAAGTTGTAATAGTACCAATACCAGTATAGTTGATATTTGTACCACTGAGATTAGTTACTGCCCCTGTAGTGCTATCCAGAGTAGTAACAGTACCAATACCAGAAACATATATTGAAGAAAAGGATGATGCTGCTCCAGCAACTGCTACTCCTTTAACTCCACTATAAACTGCTCCACTAATATAGATACTCTTCCCACTAAAATTGACTCCACTTGGAAGATTAGTTCCAATAAAGTTTAAAGTTCCAGATTGATAATCAAAGAACCATTCGTCATTATTACCAGAACCAGCAGCAATTAATTGAGTTCCTGATGAAGCGGCAGTTGCTGCATTTCCTGAGGTATGAACATATACTTTTACAAGATAAGTAGAACCAATTTCGGGAGGAATCCAATCTGTTATATTTGTCTTCCAAGTCCTATTTGTTGATGATGTAATATCAGCAATACATTCTACAGGTAATGATGTTGGATATAAAGTAACTACTGATGTGCTGCTGCCGGGAATTGTTCCCGGAATTAGATTTGATTGTGACCAAACATTATCCCCTCTTATTAGTAGAGGACTTGAAATAGATTCATTAACCGCATCTTTGATTGTCGAGACATCGGTTTTTGTTCTACCGTAACCAAGTTTTTTCCAGAGATAATCAATCTTCTGATCGTTTGAAATGGCCATTTTACGCAGCAGCTCCTATGCTAAGACTCGTTATAGATTGTCCAGATGTTAAAGCAATTCTTACGAGAACAACATTGCCAGTAGCATTACTCATATTTTCGCTACCTAAGGTCATAGTATATCCACCACTTAAAGATGTTGAAGCAATAATTCTATCTCCATTAGTAACAGCACAACCATCAGAACCATTTCCACCAGATCCACTCCCCGGAACACCGGAACCTGCATAAGCAGTGTCTGCTTTTAACCAACCATTTAATCCACTTGTAGTATCTATACTTGTTCCGGGTGCAGCAATCCAGAGACCCGAAATACCTGTAGAACTTGTGATATTAATATCAAAGTTAGCAACAACTTTTCTTCTAAATGCAAAAGTGAAATACTGAGTTCCACTTCTTCCAGATGAAAAATCTGGACCAACTGGGAGATATCCAGTTGAGTAGTTCACTTGATTATGAGTGATGCTACCCAATCTCACAACCGCTTCTCTTGTTGCAGTAATTCCCGCAGGAGAAGAAGATTCTGAATATGGGTTGTTGGTGTAAAAATTAGTTACGCCACTATATGATGGAGTGTTTGTAGTAATTCCGGGACCAAAATCATATATTCTCTTACCATTGTCAGTGTAAGTTCCATCACCAAGTCCAGAAGGAACTGCTATAGAAATTTCGGAAATTCCAGATTGAGATGCAGTATGAACTTGAATGTTCGTTGAAATATCACTTGTGTAACTACTGGTTCCATTTACATTCTTAGCACGAACTCTAACTCTATCAACAGTTCTTACGCTTGATGATGTGATTGGAACGGTCAAACTTGCAATAGCATATGGTGAAGACACTCCAACATTAGCAATCGGTATCCCACCACTCAGCATACTTGAAGGACCATCAATCTGAGCATAAGTGTAATCAGTATCATTTGTAGCCGCACTTGAAGTTCCTTCTTGGTTTGTTCCAGTATCAACTTCAACAATATTAGATTGATTAGTATATGTCTGCCCAGTAAGGTTAGTAACTGTCAGTCCAGATAAAGTAAGAGATGGTGAACCAGTATTATAATAAGGAATACCAGAAACATATCGATAAGTGCCGGCAACATTTTCGGTAAGTGTTGCTGTAGAAATACTGACAACGGGTGTAGCGGTTATATCATCTTTCACAAACTGCACTGTATTAGTATTTCCAGTAGAACTATGAAGCAACTGCATACTATTCACACCAGTTGCTAAAGAAGAAACTAATTTAGAAACTTTTGCTTTGAATCCTTTATATAATCCTGGATAATATATGCTTGATGCGAAAGTAGTGGTAGAACCAGAAGAATTCAATAATTGATAATCACTCTCTTCAGTAATCACCAAACTCGTATAAGTTCCTGAATCATCTCCACTAGTTAATACTCGGGAACCATCTGAAGAACCATTCACCTGTGCTGTAAGAGTTCCATTGTTTGCATCATATGCAAAAGAAGAAATTGCTGTTGCTTCAGCAGTTCCACTAGTTACGCGATTAACATCAGTACCTGCTGTTAGTGTTGTACCTCCAGTATTATCAGTAAATCCAGAAACAAGTCTTGGACTAGTCCCGGTGCTAGTAACATTCGATAATGTTTTGCTGCTTAGTCCATCTGGTGCAGTTGGAGCATCATCATAAACTTTTAATAGTGATGTTCCAGTAGCAGGAATAACAGATGGGTTTGCTGTATTGTGTGCGTTTAAAGTTAGTGTAAGTGTATCTCTACTTGTAGAACTATTTGTACCTTGACTCCAAGTATGCTGAAGTCTAGCGGCAGAAGCATCAGCACCTCCATTAGCAGTATTAATTAGGATAGAATCATTAGTTGATCCATCTCCCCAGTTCATTGTATAATTAACTGTTGCGCCATTAGTATTTGTTGTATTATTATCTAAGTATAAAGATTGCCCTTCTACAACATATAAATCATTACCTGAGAGAGCAGTACCTCCAGATGATGCTCTGTATAAATCAAAAGTAACAACTGGATCTGGTGTATAAACTGTAATATAATTACTCTTTGCCGCAGAATAACTACTCCCTGCTCCAATTCCGGAGTTATTTTTGGCGACCAAAGAGATTGAGAATAATCCTCCCGCAGGTTGGGTATATGTATGTGGAATAGAAGCAGAAGCGTAGTTAGAAGTTGTAGTTCCATCGCCCCAATCAACATCATACCTATTTGCGTTTCCGGAACTTGTAACTGATAAAGTAATTGATAAAGGAGAACCTCCAGTCACCACATTTGATGAAAAATCGACATTAGTAACTGCAGTGTTTCTAATAATATTAAATGCCAGTTCGTTTAAATCATCTATACTATTGACAATTTTTGTATTGGTTGTGAATGTATTCAATGCTCCTGATGATGTTAAACTTCCATCATCAGCAGAACCTAGAGTTAAATATCCACCAGTCCCAGAAAATGATGATGCGGTAACAACACCTGTTATTAATACATCATCAATTACATGAAGTTTTGATGAAGCATTTGTTGTACCAATACCAACCTTCCCAGTAACTTCTAATACCGTACTACTTTCGGTATATGATATGATACCAACCTTAAGATTTTTTTGTCTGTTACTGAGATATTTTGTCATTTTCGTATTAGTTAAGAGTTTCTAAAATACTTGCAATGAATTTTAAATTAGTTGCATCACTTCCCGACAAAACTAATTTATCTCCACTCTCAAGAACCAATTTTCCTGAGAGAAGATTTGCAGTATCATTTCCCGAAATTGGATAATTTTTTACCAATTCAGTATCAGTAGAGCTTCTTCTATGAATAAATGTTATATCGTAGGGAGATGCTCCGATATTTGTGACTTGTGCCAAAAGAACAACGCCAGTATATCCGACTGGAGCAGTGTAAACTTCTACTGGACTTGTAGAAACTACTGAAGTTACTGTCTGAAATACATTAAGTGCTAATGCCATGTTATTATCCTCCTAATGCGAGTATGAATGGTGTCATTGTAGAAAATAAACTTCTTGTATAAGATGCACCACTGATTGTTCCTGTTTGTTGATTAATAACAACTCCATCACCAATTCTAAAATTGCCAGATTGATCGGTAGTAGTATAAACAACCAATCCGCCATTTCTAGAATCAGTTTCATTTTGTTGAATAGGAACACCACCATTTCTAGGAAGAGCTGTTGCAATGTCAACACCAGAACCAATATATTCTAGAGAATGACCAGAAGCTAAAACACGACTTTGTTTGAAGAAATTAACTTCACTGCCAACACCAACTACATAAGGAATTGTATCATTAACAGTAATAGTACAGATTCCACTTGAAATTGGAGTCGAACTCAATACTGCATAATATACAGGAGAAATAATTGCCGATCCTATGGCTGTATTTATTCCTGCATTTGGGGAGCTAAAAGTAACTTTTGGTGCAACAGTATATCCCCTACCTTCGGAAATAATATCAACTGAAGAAATTGATCCATTTGTAATTTGCACAGATGCAGTCGCTGGTATGCCCCAGTCAGACTCTGGTGGATCAATAGTTACTATTGCAGGTCCAGTATATCCACTACCTCCAGATGATATACCAATACCTTTTATTGTATAATATAATCTATCAAAATAAATTACTTGACCATCGAATGGTCTTACAATACTGATATTTACTGTTCCTGTATTTGAAATATGAGCATGTGGAAGAGTAGAAACTCCAACATAAACACTAAATGTGGTGCTTGCCATAGAAACCGCTGGCAAAGCGTTTGCTCCATTTATATTTCCTGCATTTAGGCGAGTTGTGATAATACCAACAAGATTGTCTATGAATGACTGTACATCGGCACATGATGATGGACTTGTATTGATGCCTGTAAGAGGATCTGCAATGATTGATAAATCCTTATTTGTTAAATTATTAGTAATCGCAAGTTTCATTAATTCTCTTGCAGAAGTAAACCCAACAATTGTCTGAGGAACTTCTCCATCAACACCATGTGTTAAAATTGATCCATCTAATTTAAAATACGCTTTAGTAGCATCTAAAGTATTTTTACTTGTATAATCTCTAACATCAATCGATACTGCATCTACAATATATCCAATATCTCTTTTGCACTTATCTGGGCTTGGATTTGTGAAGTCAGTATATGCAACTCCTATGGCGTTATATGCCAAATCAACAATTTCTTGACGATTTGATTGAATCAAATTATATGCATCATAGTATCTACCGGGAGCAACAGAAACGGTATTGAATGTATACCCATTTCTTCCAGAAGGATATGTGACTATTCCGGGACCTGAAGGGCAATTAAATTCCAAACCATGTAAAGATACTCCCATTCCAACTGAAAACTTATGGGGAATATTTGTAGTTGCAGTTAATATTCCAGTGGTATTATCATATCTTGCAGAAACTATACCTAAAATTGGAGAATTCAAATTAACTACGAATGTACTTGAATTTGCTGAAGATTGTTCAGTAACAATTCCAGTATAACTCTTACTACCTACACCATCAGCAACAAGACCATAATTACCGAATGAAGCATTTGAGTTTGTTAAATCACATGCTCCACCAGATCCGCAATAGACAGCTATGTCATTGCATATAGTAAACAATGATACCAACTGGGCATATCCACCATTAGTAATAGAAACTCCAATACCATTTTGATTGTATTGTGTAAAGGAATCTGTAACCATACTCTTAAATGGACCAAGAACATGGTTACCATCAATCTTCATTCCAATACTGTTGACAATAAAATTAGTACAGTTCCTAATATAAGGAGATTGGCTTGAAAAACCTATCTGGTTTGGATTAAATGCAAATACTGCTTTTCCTTTATTTAAAGAACCAGTATATGAAATTTCAGTCACATAATTTCCTTCAGAAACATGGAATAAATCTTGGTCTGGATTTAGTGGAGATACTGATACCTCTCTCAAACTATCTCCAGTAATTGAAACTTGTTTTTTAAGGACTAGTGGATTATTTTCTACATAATGTCCAGAAGTAACCTTAATAACTGTTCCAGTTGTTGCTACTGTGAGAGCTGCTCCAATTGTTCTTTTTGCATCTCCGAGTTTGAGTCCTGTGTTTGTGTCGTTTCCATCTGAGGTTACATATAAAATACTTGTTACTTGAGTACCAAGAATTCCCGAAATACCCTGAGCACCTTGTATACCATGAGCTCCCTGAGCTCCTGCATTTCCAGATCTTCCCTGAGAACCTTGAGAACCTTGAATGCCTTGAGAACCTTGTATTCCAAATCCAGTATTTCCTTGAACGCCTTGAGTACCTTGGACACCTTGACCAGCAAATTCTCCGGGTAATCCTTGAGATCCTTGAATGCCAAATCCAATAATACCTTGAGATCCAATACTTCCCTGTACACCTTGTCCAGCAAATTGTCCGGAAATTCCTTGTGGTCCTATAGGTCCAATAGAACCGATATCACCGACAGATCCTTGAATTCCTTGCCCCTCAAAACCTTGAATTCCTTGTGCTCCAATTTCACCCTGAATACCTATTAACCCCTGAGAACCTTGAGTACCTTGCCCCGCAAATTCTCCGGGGATACCTTGAGAACCCTGAGAACCACTAAACCCAGCAGACCCCTGGGCTCCTTGGCCAGCAAATTCTCCGGGGATACCTTGAGAACCCTGAACACCTGTAGATCCAAGAATTCCTTGAGCACCCTGAGAACCCGATAATCCAGAAGAACCTTGAGCCCCCTGTCCAACAAATTCTCCAGATATTCCTTGAAGACCCTGAAGACCTCTTTCACCTCTAGCTCCTTGAGAACCTTCAAAACCTTGAGAACCTTGAAGACCCTGAATTCCTTGGTTTCCAGAAGAACCTTGAACTCCAGTTCCCACTCTACCTTGTGTTCCCTGAGTTCCTTGTCCAGCAAATTCTCCAGATATTCCTTGAAGACCTTGAAGACCTTGGGGACCTTGGAGACCTTGTGAACCTTGGGCACCTTGAGTTCCATCTAATCCTTGAATACCTTGAACACCCTGAATGCCCTGAACTCCTTGTTCACCTCGGAGACCTTGTGTTCCTTGAGTTCCTTGTCCAGCAAATTCTCCGGATAATCCTTGGAGACCTTGGAGACCCTGTAGACCCTGTAGACCTTGAATTCCACCTAAACCTTGAGCACCTTGGGCACCTTGGGCAACAAATTCTCCGGAGATACCCTGAGCTCCTTGCTCACCTTGTTCGCCCTGTTCACCAATAGATCCCTGAACTCCTTGTGATCCTGCAGGTCCCGGTGGACCTTCATTTCCAGGATCTCCTATATTACCTTGAACACCTTGAAATCCTTGAGAACCAACACTTCCCTGTACACCCTGTCCAGCAAATTGTCCAGATAATCCCTGAAGACCTTGAAGACCTTGAAGACCTTGAGTTCCTTGAACACCCTGAGACCCTTGAACACCTTGTCCAGCAAATTCTCCAGGTAATCCTTGAATACCTTGAGAACCTTGCGAACCATCGTATCCTTGAATTCCTATTGCACCTTGAGTTCCTTGCCCAGCAAATTCTCCGGATAGTCCCTGAAGACCTTGAAGACCCACATCTCCCTGAGATCCCTGAGAACCTTGAGCACTTAAACCACCCTGAATACCTTGGGCTCCTTGGAAACCTTGAGGACCAACTCCACCAAACCTACCTTGAGGACCTTGAGGACCTTGAGGACCATTTTCTCCTTGAATACCTTGAATACCTTGAATACCTTGAATACCTTGAGGACCATCTGCCCCCTGAACACCTTGTCCAGCAAATTCTCCAGATAATCCTTGGAGACCTTGACTACCTTGAGAACCACTAGTTCCTTGCAGACCTTGTATTCCTTGAGGACCAAAAATTCCCTGAAGACCTTGAGGACCTCTATCGCCAAAAGATCCCTGAATTCCTTGCAATCCAAATCCAGTATTACCTTGAACACCTTGAACACCTTGGGGTCCAAATCCTCTAATTCCTTGAGAACCTTGAGGTCCTTCGTCTCCCTGAATACCTTGAGAACCCTGAGAACCTTGGGAACCTTGGGAACCAAGATCTCCTTTACTTCCCAATCTTCCTTGAACACCAATTAATCCCTGAGATCCTTGTGTTCCTATTGAACCTTGAGAACCTTGAGTACTTAATCCACCCTGAATACCCTGCGAACCTTGAAGTCCTTGTGTTCCTAATAATCCTTGAGAACCTTGAGCACTCAATCCACCCTGAATACCCTGCGAACCCTGATAACCTAAAGAACCTTGAGCTCCTTGACCAGCAAATTCTCCAGATAGTCCTTGAAG